TATCTTCTACCTTCTTATAAAGATCTCTTGTGCCTTTCCAGACTTTAATTCCACACCCATCATATTCCCATTCACGTAGATCAGGATCGAGTTCTTTCATATCTGGTTCTGGAGTATCATAGTTCACTTCGTACACATACTTAAATTTCTCTTCTTCTGACCAATCCTTGAGATAGGCATTATCTTCATCGAACAGACGAAGATACTCTGCATCGTCGATCACTCGAGTAGAAGTGATCATTTCATCAATATGCAACTGACTAAACTCTTCAGCCTCGTTCATTGTGACAGTGTCCTTGGCATGTTCTGCACTCTCACATTCAACGACATATCGAACACGGTGTATCGAGATCGTTTCTACAAGATACTTAGTCATCGTCTTTCAATCCCATTTCTTTCAGTTGATCAGGAGTGCAATACCAATCAAGCAACAACTCGAGAGCATCGATCCGCTTCTGAATCTCAGCCTTGTCATGTTCAATATCTTCCCACTCAAAGATAGCAGGACGGCCACCAGCTTCAATCTCACCGATGCGATCCTTGAAGTTCTGATATGTTTCAAGCAGACTTTGAGCAGTAATCTTATCGGCAAGTTCGTAATCAATATCAATCGTAAATTTACTCATGCAATTATCCTTTCATGTACTTGTTTAATATGCTTACAGCGCCCGTGCGATGTAAATCCCATGCATTCACATGTCCAACCCTCGGCTGTCATCGTGGTAAGATAGGTAGTACCCATACAATTTGTATATGGCCATTGAAAACCCACCAAGAAGTGATTCTTGTTAAAGTTGATACCGTCAAGCTTCAAAGGCTTGCGATACCACTTGGATTTTTGAGGGCGAGATGTTTTTGTTCGATCAGTCATAAGTTCACCTTACTACAAAAATTCAATTTTGTAAACCCCCTAAAGCGAGAAGAATGAAAATTATAAAAAGAAATCCATAAAGAGCGAATTTAAAAAAATGCTTGGCGATCTTGAACCCGACCCAAAGGAAGAAGCCCAAGATCGCCAAGAACGGCAACGATAAGAGGAGGAACAAGAAGCTCAACCGCGTCTCTTACCAGTTGCCGGATCGGCCGCTTCAGACTTGGAAAGGACAACAAGTCCGCCTTTATTATAGGCTTGGCCGATGATATAATTGCCGCTGACGGCAAGCTTTTCTTTCTCGTAAGAGGAATTCTTTGTGTAGTTTACACCGATCTCGTTCTGAGAAGGATACCTTTGACGATGATCAGACACGTTATAATCAGGCATTGGAGTACCACGAAGCTTTGGCTTGTATTTACCAGCACGATACTCTTGATATTCTTCGAACGTCTTTGGCTTAACGCCAATGCGCTTGCAGAACTTACAATCTTCGAGCCAAGCCAACTGAATTTTGGTATGTTTGGAAGAAGTCACTTTAGACTTACGCTTACCATAATAAGTGGTCGTGTAAGCAGGACCGAGAAGATGCATTGTCATGATAATAGCCTCAAAAGTATGGTTGAAGCGACTAATCCACCTAGGGAATTTACAGGCATCGAATCGAGCCCAACCCAATTTACGAAAGATCACTCGTAGTCGCTTCAACCATTATCAGCTTACACTGATTTCGATTAATTGTACACAACTATTTTAGCTATAATTACTTAGCCCGCTCTTCGAACCACTCATCGTAGTCCTCCAAGACAGTTTCGTCGGTCCAGACATGCGCAGCGTTGCGGAACAAAGCGGCGGCCTGTTCGAAGCTGTAATCCCTACCAATTGACTTCAGATAGTCCTGAGTGGCAACAACGGCTGTATTAACGTGTGCATCAAACATTTTCAATCTCCTTAGCTTATTATTCATATTACCAAAGTTTTGATAAAATGTACATGCTTATTTTAGAAAAAAGACAAAAAAATGGGCGGCCCGAAAGCCGCCCATCATGCGTGTAGCAGGAGGAACCCCACCTGTGACCCTGCCTATTCCAGTCGTCAATTAAGACACTTGCCTCTTACACAGTTAAAACTGTATATCCACGCACCACATAGTGTACACCTATTTATACAAGTTCTTCAGCCAATTCTAAATTTTTTTTATCTGGTTAAAAAAAAGGTTGGAGTCTGACCATCGAATCCTCCGCCAAAGTTGAGGTGACGAACCATCTCCTTAGCTTTACACATTTCTAATCCCTTCGAAACAATCTGATCAGTTTTGATCTCAAGAATGGAGGCGCCATCAGTCGTTTGATTATTGTTTACGATCTTATAATTAACCATTAATCTTCTCCCATTTAAAACCAAAACAAAGTTCTTGCATTTTGCGATGAAACCAATTTGGTTCATTGCCTTCTTCGACCATCCACGTCACATTTTTCAATACCTTACATTTCCAAGTGTACTTCGGATTTTTAACGGTATTGATTATCCAATCTTGTCTGAGATTGCCAATCATTTGAAACCTGCAAATTTAATTTTCTCGAACTTACTGACTGGTTTCGACTCGTTTTCCATTCGATAACCAGAGGCGGAGTTGTCGAAGACTGGTCGATCTTCATCTTGTACAACATCGACTTGAGCTGAAGCTTCGACATTATACAGACGCATCTTCGAGTAGTCAACACCAATCACGAATCGCTTATGCACCGAAGGATCACCATAACGATTCTTTAACTGCTTGACCATGATCTGATTGAGTTGGCGTAACTCTTCGCTGGTAATCAAAGCAAACATAAAGTCTGCTGTTGCTGGTAGACCGAATGATTCAGAAGTATCTTCGAGACCAACATCAGAGTTACTAAAACCAGAACGATTAGTCTGAGTCGCCGAAACTATCGGGACGTTGAACTCGACGGCCAGACCTCTTAGCTCTTCGGCGATCGCCTTGATGTAGGTGTACGAGTTGACGTTCGACCCCGGTTTGATCCTCGACGACGCACAGATGTTTAGGTAGTCGATATAGATAATGTCGGGGATAAAGTTCTTCTTGATCTTCAATTCGTTCAAGAGATGTCGAAAGTTTGCGGATCCTGCGCATGCTGTTGGATACTCCTTGACAATGAGCTTACCTTTTGCTCGTTCTTTAACTTTCCCTACCAACTTGTAGTAGATCGCTTGTGGTAGTTCTTTCAAATCGTCGAGTGTAACACCAAGAAGATTGGCGTCGATACGCTCAGCGATTCTTTCTTCTGCCATTTCGAGAGTAATGTAGAGAACATTCTGACCTGACATCAAGTTGTGTGCAGCGCCATGACACATAAACAATGACTTGCCGACACCAGTACCAGCAAGAGCAATGTTCAATGTCTTACGAGGCAAACCGCCTTGAGTGATCTTATTAAAGTAGTCAATATCAAAACCGATACGAACTTCTTTTCGATGATAGAACTCATAACGTTCTGGCGCATCATTCAAGAAGTCGTGACCGATATTATTATCGAAAGAAACTCCAAGAGCATCAGTCAAGATTTGAGGAATAGCACCGACTGAGATACTATCTTTCTTGCTATCATCTACTAATTGAATCGATTTCATCAGAGCATTATATAGAGCCTTGTCTTTGCAGAACTTCTCAGTATTATCTACGAGCCATGCCACATCACGATCTTCAGACTTATCAAGGCCAGAAACAACTTCCTTCGCAAGCTTAAACTGATCATCAGACAGACCGCCGACATCATTGAGATCAATCTGGACAGCAGATTTTGTAGGAAAGTTGTTATACTTTCCCACATATTCATGAATGATAGAGAAGATCTTACGATCTACAGTATCTGTAAAGTACTCTTCTTTGAGGAATGGAATGACCTTACGACCGTACTCCTCGTTTTCGATAAGGTTTCCAAATATGATATGTTCAATTCTCATTCATCCTCCATCTCATAGACCGCTGCTACCTCATCTTCTTCTTGCATAATAGATCCATTCGATGCAGCATACTTCTTTTCAATGAACTCATTGAACTTCGAACACTGTAGAATAGGATTCCAGAAGCTAAAGCTGTATGTATCGGCGATACGATACGACTTTTCGAAGATCTCTCCAGTTTGCATATCAACCTTCTGAAACCAACCAACCTTTGGCTTGATGACATGACCAGACTCGAGAGCCATGTCAAGTAGACCAGACCACTTGCTGATACCTTCTTCCCATGATACTTCGATAGGAATCTTGCTCTTTTCTTTGACGAATCGAGACTTTTCGACGTTGATGATGAAGTTATAACCAGTCACATCCTTGCCGTCTTTTTCTTGCTGACGTCCGAGAATGAAGATGTTATCGGCTGAGTAGTAGATACCAGTACCACCAGAAACGACTGCCTTCGAGTACATCTCTTGAGTCTGATATGTGTGATTGACCACGATCAGAGGAATATCCTTCAGATTGAGATGAGGCGTGACCATACGGAAGAGAGACTTGAGCTGCTTTGCTCGAGTCATATCTGCAGCAGAGTTTTGCTTGAGTGCATCCTCGACTTCTTTCTTCGAAGCAAGATTGCCGACCGAATCGATGACGATGATGACATGATCCCCGCGCTTGATCTCTTCGAACTGATGCATAATATCAAACTTCAACTGTTCGACGTCAGTGACGGGAGTATGGAGAACTCGTGTCGTGTCGATGCCGAACGAGTCGAAGTAAGACTGAGGAGTACCAAATTCTGAGTCATAGAAAAGCATGACAGCGTCTGAATACTTATCCATGTATGCCTTCGCCATCAACAAACTGAATGATGTCTTAAAGTGCTTCGATGGACCTGCCCAAATCGTCAGACCAGGAACGAATCCACCGCTAATCTTACCACTCAAAGCAATATTGATTGCAGGAATAGTCGTTGCAATCATATCCTTGGCATTAAAGAACTTGGAATCGGATAGGATATCCGAATCCTTGATTGTGGTATTCTTGCGCAATTTATTTAATAGATCTGACATAACTTCTCCTTGTCTTATTCTTTAGTATAAACGATGTATCTTTATTTGTACACAAGTATTTTTACTAGTTTTGAAGTATCTTATTCAGTTTAGTAATAAAGAGATCGATCTTCTCTCCACGGTTCGGCCAGTTAATAATTGGATTTTTATCTGCATCTTTCTTTAAGTTGGTAAGAAGAGGCATGATGGCATCGTACATTGCTTGCGCTTTGTCGTTACCTTCTTGTTTGATTTCTTCTTCAGAAGAAGTCGTGAAACCAAAATCAAAGTCTAAGTCTATGTCTAGTTTTGTCATTAGTTGAACCAATCCTCGAGTGTTGCTCTTTTTTCTGCTTGCCAGCCCATCGTATTGGTGATCGACTCAATAGGGCTGAGATAGCCTTTCTCGAACTGCACCGCATAGTCGATGTAAGTTTCCATCTTCAATTCTTTTGGTAGACCATTTGGGCATGCGATCACATAGTCTTGCGTCGGGTTCGGGTTTTTGAGATACGCGAACTTAATCTTCTCACCGCTGGTAATCGATTGATATTTATTCGTGAGTTTCTTCTTCTTCAACATTTCGTTGTAGA